CTGTAGACTGCTAAACAATAACCCCAAATCTTAATTCACTATGGCACAGATTTCTGAAGCCCAATTAAATTCTGCACGTGAGATTCGTGCTAAGCAGCAACAAATCCAGATGGAACTTGGTGCTCTCTACGTAAGCGAGAAAGACCTCGCAGCACGCCAGGAGGCCCTCGTTGCAGAACTTCGCAAGAGCGGTGAGGAGATTCAGTCTCTGATGAACGAACTTGCAGAAGAGCACGGCCACGGAACCCTCAACCTTGAGACTGGTGAGTTCACCGTTCAAGAGCAGGAGACTCCCGAACTGAAGGTTGTGAAGTAATACATTCTTCGACGTGAAGCAAGTTGAGCCCCCTCGTGGGGCTTTTCTTTTGTTGAAAACTTTTATTTTTCAGTTTTTTATCTTTGTGTAAAATAAAAGCAGTATGAAGTTCTTGGAGATTTTTAAAGATGACAACAGCTGGAACGAGAAGACCATCATTGGATTTTTGTCGTTTGCAGTAATGAGTGTTTTCGCTGGTGCTGATGTCGTTACTGGCATACTTGGTAGAGAGTTGATTATCACTGATACAATCTTTAACTCGTTTGTCATTATTACTATCGGAGCTCTTGGCATTGCCGAGGCTGGTAAAATCTTCACCAAGAAATGAAAATGCCCGTTTCTTTTGAGCAATTTCAGAAGAATCCAGTAGCTGCTATTGCGTTTATAGGTCTGGTTGCTATAGGCTATCTTTATGTAGACCAGAAGATGATGAATACGAAGGTTGACGACAGATGTCAAACTAGAGTTTCTGAACTCGAGGTAAAAGTTGACAAGTACGTTGAACACATTCGTAGACTTGATTCTGCCCTGGCCTACACAAGTGCTAAAAACGAAATGCTTCTTCAAACGAAATGACACGTACAGTTCTTCTCCTTGCCGCAGGCATCACAGTTGGTGCTTTAATAGCTAAGAAAAACGAACCAGCTAAAGCGGTTGACCCAGTAGATTTGATTATTGAGAAATCAAACCAGACAATGAAACAAGCTAGTGCTGTTTCTGCGAAGGCCGACCAAGTGGTCTCTGGCAAGATTAGCGAAATGAAGCAAACAATTGAAGTCCTGGAAGAAGAGAAAGAGCACCTCGTTGAACAAGTAACAGTAATGCAAAATGAGATTATTACTATCAAGTCTGCTCCTGTGCAGCCTTTCGATGTACTCGCAATCGTACCCGATTCAACGAATAGAAAATAACGACACCGTAGTCGTAATGACGAAAGGCCAGGCCGTCGCTATGAACCAGCGATTCCTGTCTATGGATTCAACAATAAAAGCATACAATGAAGCTTACAAATTCAAATATCATCAGTATTATCAAGCAAGTCAGTCCCTGGCTAAGCAAGATTCAGTCATTGCTGAACTCAATCGTAAACTCCTTGTCAAGCCCAGCTTCAAAAAAATGACGCAGCTCGATGTGTTTATGGCCACATATTTTGTAATGTTCTCATCCGCATTGCTTTATTTGACATTGTAAGCAATTCGTAAATTTGTAGAACAGAGAAAACTAAAGGCGATGGCATCAAACATATCAACAAGCGCAATAAAGGACATATACCAGCAAATCCTTCGCGTAGAGTCAAATACGATTACTACAAGCGAAAAGGCTGTTGCTGATGCTCTTGGCAATGAGGCTGCTTTGAAAATCAGCACGCTGGCGGTAAGAGCAACAAACAAGTTTTACTTTGGTAACCCTGGTGTTGACTCAAGCTCGCTCCTTACTTTCCTTGTGCACGACACGGTAAGCAAAGAGGTTAAGGTTCGTACCCTTTCTTCAATTGCACAGGTTATGCCGCAATATGTAGCTCGTCCTGATGCACAGGCTCTTGCAACTGCATCAACCAAGATTGACATATCTTCAGCGAACAACCTCCCGATTGACGCCGATGGTCAAATTAGTGTAAACAACCTAAACCAGCTTGTGCTGGCATCTGGCTACTACAAGATTTCTGCATCGCTTAGAGTTGAAGACACTCTGACCCCAACTACTACCGTTTACGCACAGATTAACAAGGTTGGTTCAAGCACCCAGGCAACGACCGTTGATAAACTTATTTCAACATACAAGCTCATCATATTTTCTGAAATTGTATTCGTGTCTAACGCTGATGTGACAAACTCAACAAATAAGTTTGAAATCAAAATGCACGTCAACTCAGACACTGCAACCATAACTGGTGGATACGTACACGTTGAGAAGATTGCGATGGTTGACGCTGAAATTGGAACCATAGGAGAGGGTTTAACACCCCCGTAATAGTTTCGTACTTTTAGCTCGTGGAAGACAGCCTTGAGCAAATAAAGTATTTAGCGGAAATGCTTGAGGAAATCCAGCACAGATGTCCCGACATAAGGATTATCGCCTTCGCTTGCCCACCATTTGAGGAATACGAGCCAACTCACTATCTTTGTTTTAATTCCTATCCTGAATATGAGGATTGGCATTATATTAAAAATTTAATCAACGAAGAGAATGATTCTAGATTTGAAACACATATTCTCCGAGAGCTCCCAGACGTGGACTTCTTCGGAGGGGTTTCAGAAAACATCGAGGACGAGACCGACGAGGGCGATTATTAGAAAGCTCACGATTGGTGATTTAAAGGCAGGAATGCACTTCGTCATCGGAAACGAACTGAAGCACCCAATCAATGGGAAAATTGATGAGATTAAGAAAATCGTAAGCGAATCTGGAGCTATATCATACGAGATATGGTTGTCAAGAGAGCGCGATGGGCGTTATATCTGGAAGACGATATACTCAAACAACGGCTCCACCATCACTGAAGAATACGATTTAGACTATTGATTATGAGAGCAATGAGACAATTTGTTGTCCGTGTAGACAACAAGTTTACCAATGAAATTAAATTGAAAAACGGTGTCAGCCTTGTTATTGACACTAAGTTTGAACCGCACAAGCACAGAGCTTTTTATGGCGAAGTGGTTGAATTACCCGTAAAGGTAAATAGCCCAGTTTCAATTGGAGACAGGCTGTACTTTCATCACTCAATTATATTCAATGAGAACTTTCAAATTGCAGATGACCTTTTCCTTGTCGCATATGAAAGCGCTGGTGGGTACAACTCGCTTTGCTACGCATATGAACACGATGGAGTCATTCACACTCTTGGTGACTTCATATTTCTGACGCCACCAGCCAAGGAAGAAGTGAAAAGCGAATCTGGCCTTTTCCTTGGATTTGAGAAGAAGGTTGAGGACAGAGGATACATAAAGTATATGAATGAGCTTGGTGACGAGCTTGGCGTATCTATTGGTGACCTCGTTGGATTCACCCCTAATTCCGATTGCGAATTTGTAATCAATAATGAGAAGCTTTGGAGAATGAGGCTTCAAGATTTGACTGTCGTGTATGAGCAGGCGGATTGATTGGAGTGTAAAGAGGAAGATGCAAGAACTCCTTGAGGCAACTCAGGGGGCTATTGACTCCTACATATCTGATATTAGAAGGGGCGTTAGCGCAGAAGCTGAGGGCTCCGCAAGAAAGAATGAGCTGCAGTCAATAAAAGAGGCTTTTATGAACTGTAAGGATTTAATCGTTGAATACGAAAAGCTGGAGGCCCGCCTAAAAGAGGAGCACGTAAAAGCCGCAGACGATGAGGAGATTCGTGAGTTTAAGCCGGGGTTTGCTGAGAAATACGCCCGTAAGTAATGGCGTTTCTGAATGGTGAAATCATAAACATCTGCCCCAACGACACTAGGGGCGAGATTGTTTATATAGATGGATTATCCATTCAGTTGCCAGAGGTTCCAGAACACAAGGATATTATGTTCCACGACAAGCCAGTCGAGGAGCAGATGTGGGATAGGGTTGAGCTTCCTCCAGCCTTAGCGGCTATCGATTCAGAAGACGAATGGGATGAGCAGCCTAAAGAGTTTAAGCAGCGATACGAGCCTTATGTTGAGCGTGAGTTTCATAGACGTAAGTACGGTGTTTGGTTTTACAACAACGGAACTCCTACGTATCTCACAGGAAAGCATTATATGTTTCTTCAATGGTCAAAGTTTGATTTTGGGTATCCGTTCTTTATACAGCCGCAATGGAAATTGTTTATTCATTGGGAGGCGTGCAGAGTAGACCCAAGATGCTTTGGGCAGGTTCACGTTAAGAACAGAAGAGCTGGATGGTCATCCATTGCTACCGCCGAGCTTGTTGACGAATCAACCCAGACTTACGAATCGTGGTTTGGTATGCTTTCCAAGACAAACGATGACGCTCGTGATGTTTTGTTTAAGGATAAGGTGGTAAACATCTACAGAAACTATCCCTTTTTCTTTAAACCAATCAGTGACTCAAACTCCGACCCAAAGAGTGAGCTCACATTTAGGGAGCCAGCGTCACGCAAAAAGAAGAAAACGGTAAAGGAGTCTGGTGCGTTAAATACACGAATTGACTTCAAGGCCACAAAGACCAACTCTTATGACGGCGCAAAACTCAAGCGCTTAATTCACGATGAAGCTGGTAAGTGGCTGACCCCTAACGACATATGGAAAAATTGGCAGGTAACCAAGAAGTGTCTCATTGACAGGACTAGGATTATCGGCAAGTGTATGATGGGGTCTACGGTTAACCCGATGAATCAGGGAGGTTCTGGGTTTAAGAAGATATACTATATGTCCAACCCGACAGAGAGAGACCCAATATCTGGAAGGACTGGCTCTGGTCTTTATTCAATATTTATCCCGGCATACGAAACGGTGATACTTGATAAATACGGTCGGAGTATTGTTGAAGACCCAGAGAAGCCCTTTATCAGCATTGATGGTGAGTCGCTGAACTACGGTGGTAAGACCTTTCTGCTTGCTCAGCGTGAATCCCTGAAGGGTAATTCTGATGACTACGCAGAGGAGAAGCGTCAGATGCCCTTTGACATTGACGAGGCATTTATGGACTTTAACGAAAGCTCAATCTTTGACATCGTAAAGCTCAACGAGCAGATGTTCTACAACAATGAGCTTGAGGTAAGACCATATACTCAAGGACGCTTC